AGAGGATATTGCTACGCACATTAGAGACACTTTCGATAAGCGTATCGAGCACGAAATCACCCGTGTACTCAACGGTTTGGGAGGTAAGCAATGACAAAAGAACAGCTTCTTGAAGATCTTAAATCCTTCCTTAAGGACACCACGAAGAACTATAAGCTTCCCGAGGCGCTCCAAAAGGGAGACACCGAGCAAATCTTCCGGGCACCCGACATCTATAAAATGAGGTTGCCGAACAGCAACGATGCAAAGAAAAAAGCACCCTACATTATCGCTCAGTACGTAACAGGAAAAGACTATCACAGGCAGTTGCAGCAGAGCCAATCTCACGCGATTGTCCGTCTTATCTTTTGCGTTTACAACAAAGACGAGGAAGAGGGTGCGCTTTCTCTGCTCAATGTTATGGAAACGGTGCGCCTGGAACTGATGAAGCAGGTGCTTATCGGCAAATGCTTCAAAATCGACACGGACGCAGGCGTGGAAAGCCTTGTCTATCCCGAAGATACTGCTCCGTACTATGCCGGCGAAATGATGTTCACAGTATTCGTACCGCCGACAGAAAGAGAGGTAAACTATGGCTAAGAAAACAGCCGTTAAAGACGGCGTTTTTATCTACCTCGGACCCTCGATCAGAGGCGTTATTCAGAAAGGCAGTATCTACCGCGGCACACGCGAAAGTGTCCTTTCCTCTCTCGCATTCGCGATTGAAAAATATCCCAAGATCGAACGTCTGATTGTTGCGGATAACGAGATCGTTTCCGCAAAGCAAAAAATCGCAGTCGGCGGCAACTCTTTGAGCAATGCTTATAGAGCTCTCTCCGACACAAAAATCTAAGGAGGAATAAGCTATGTCCCTTAATCATGGCATCAACACCCATAAGTCCGACACAGACTTTGCGGCGGTCAAGACCGCAGGTGTCGGCATTCCGCTCTTTATCGGTGCGTGGCCCTGCCACACCGCAGGCGGATTTACAGGCAAGCCTCAGCTTGTAACGAGCTTTGGCGAAGCAAAAGAACTCGGCGGCTATTCGAGCGAGTGGAGAGATGCAAGCAAGGCTCCCAAGTGGAATCTCTGCCAGGCTATGTACTCTCATTTCAAGCTCTTCGGTTTGAGCCCTGCCGTGTTCTACAACGTATTCGACCCCTCCAAGCATAAGGCGGCTGTAACCGATACCGAGGTAACGGTTGTCGAGCACGTTGCAACCATTACGGGCGACGCTATCAACGATACCGCGCTCGTCGTCAAGGCAGACTCCAATACGCTCGTAAAGGATACTGACTACGAGGTATTCTATGCGGACGACAAGTGCCTTATTGAGCTCATTGAGGGTGGCGCGTCCTACGCGGCAACCAAGCTCACCGTTTCCTACAACGCGGCGAAGCTCGACGCTATCACCGCAGCTGACATTGAGGCAGCTATCGAAAAGATTGAGGAATGCAAGGCACTCTTCGGCATCGTTCCCGATCTTATCTGTTGTCCCGGATGGAGCCAGACCCCCTCTGTTGCGGCTGTTATGGCTGCAAAGGCTCCGAGCATCAACGGTCTGTTCAAGGGCAAGGCGGTTGTTGACATCGACACCGATGCAACCAACGGCGCGGACTCCTATTCCGAGGCTCTTGAATGGAAGAACGAGAACGGCTACACCGACGAGAATATGATCGTTTGTTGGCCTCTTGCAAAGGTCGGAGATTACATCTTCGATATGTCCGTAATCGCTTGTGGCGTTATGGGTAGCGTTGACTCCGCAAACGGCGATTGCCCCTACGAGTCCCCCTCGAACAAGGGCATTTCCATCACAGGTCTTTGCGACAAAGCCGGCAACGAAATCAACCTCTCCATTCAGCAGGCAGACGTTGTCAGCTACACCGCAGGTATCGTAACCGCGCTCAATTTCAACGGTTGGGTGCTTTGGGGCAACTACACAGGCTGTTGGCCTGCAAGCTCTGATGTTTCGGACTACTTCATCTGCACCAATCGTATGATGGACTTCGTGTGCAACACGTTCGTCAATACCTATTGGTCGCATCTTGACCGTCCTCTCACAAGAGTGAGAATTGACGCTATCGTAAACAGCTTCAATTCTTGGCTCAACGGTCTTACCCACGAGGGCAAGCTCTACGGCGGTCAGATCGAGTACGTTGCGGCTGCTAATCCCACCGCAAATCTCATTGCCGGCAAGTTCAGACTTGATACGAGAATGGCTTCTCCCGTTCCGGCACAGGAAATCAATATGTATGTAGAGTTTGATGTTGAATATCTCACATCGGCTCTCAATGCATAAGTAAGGAGGAAAGCAAATGAACGCTGGTGTTATCAACTTTACCGTTTATGAAAACGGCACAGAATTCCTCGGTCTTGCAAAGCTCACTCTTCCCGATATGACGAACAAGATGCTCTCCGTCAACGGCGCAGGCGTTCCCGGCGACATCGATATCCCTGTTCCCGGGCACAGAGATGCTATGAGCGTCAAGATCGAATTCATCGACGCGCCCAAGGCAGCATACAAGCTCGCCGAGACTCGTCAGCACGTCCTCGATTGCCGTGCGGCTCACGAGGAGTACGATGCAACTACGGGCAAAATCAAAGTCGTTGCCTACAAGCATATCCTTACCGTCATTCCCAAGTCGCTTGGCGGTGGCACTATCGGACCTGTTGCAGCTCAGGCTGTCTCGGGTGAGTATAGTTGTGTAGCTCGCAAGGACTACATCGACGGAGAACTGATGCTCGACTACGATCCCGCAAACTTCAAGGATGTCGATGCTTCCGGCAACGATAACCTTGCGGCAGTAAAGACTGCTCTCGGAAAGTAATTTCCTACCACAAACAAGAGAGGGCGTTTCGTTTGGAACGCTCTCTCAAAATTTTATAAGATAAAGGAGACATCACTATGACAAACACCGAAAAGAACACTACTGCGGTAGACGAAACCGAGCTTGAAGCGGCTCGTGAGGAAGCTCGTAAAAGCAATGTTGCGCTTTTTGAAATCGAATTCAAGAAGCCTGTAAAATACGACGGCAAGGAATATTCCAAGCTCTCGTTTGATTTCGAAAAGCTCACAGGCAGGGACGGTCTTGCTATCGAGGAAGAGCTTCAGATGATGAACAAGGCGGTTATCGTTCCCGCGCTCTCTGGAGAGTACCTTGTCAGAATGGCGGCAAGAGCCTGCACAGAGAAAGTTGGTGCAGACATCTTCGACTATATGTCCCTTAAGGACTATAACCGTATCAGATCCGCAGCACGCTCTTTTTTAATTCTGTCGGAGTGACAGTAGGCGACGGGGGGCGGTGGGTAAGGCGGCAAGCTATGCGCTTATCGCAAAATTACCACACCCCCGTGTCCTTTTGGCTCTCCGAGCCTTATAGGAGTCTAACGGCTTGGATCAAAACCAATAACGAGTTGGTAGACGAACAACGCAACAAAAAATAATGATTGAAGGGAGTGGTTGATATGGCTTCGAGAAATGAATACGAAATGCTATTCAAGCTGAGCGCACAGCTCGGTCAGAATTTCAACGGCACGTTTTCTTCGGCGCAAAAGACACTCGCGGCAACGCAAAAAGAAATCCAATCGCTCAACAAGCTTCAGTCGGATATATCCTCTTACACCAAACAGCAACAATCTGTTGATGCACTGAAAACCAAACTTTCTACGTATCAGCAACAGTTGCGCAACGTCCAACAGGAAATTTCGGCATCGGGCGAATATAGCTCTGCTCTTGCGAACAAGGAGCTTGATCTGAAACAGAAGATTGAGCAAACCGAGGCTTCGTTAAGACAGAAGACGGAAACGCTCGACCGTATGGGAGACGCGCTCTCCGAAGCGGGCGTTGATATGAGCAACCTTTCGGGCGAGAGTGAACGGCTCGGAAAAGAGGTTGACGACCTTAAGGAGAAACAGGAAAAGGCGGCAGACGAAGCACAACGCTTTGGTGATGTTGGCGCCAATTCCGCTATCGCGGTAGCTGACGCTCTTGCGGCGGCAGGTATCGCAAAGATGCTTAAAGAAATCTACGAAGCGTACGGTGAATGCATCGTTGGCACCGCCTCGTTCGGTGATGAAATCGGTACCGTTTCTGTTCAGTACGGTATCGCGGCACAGGACCTGCAGGCGTATTATTACGCAGCCGAGCTCGTAGATGTCAGCGTGGAAACGCTCACCTCTACAATGGCGAGAAACGTCCGCGCTATGTCCTATGCACAGGACGGTACAGCTCGTTATGTTGACGCATACAAACAGCTCGGTGTTGAGGTAACAGATACCGATGGATCTCTCCGCGATAGCGAAGATGTCTATTGGGATGTTATCGACGCTCTGGGTGATATGGAGAACGCGAGCGAGAGAGATGCGATTGCTATGGAGCTTCTCGGCAGAAGCGCACAGCAAATCAATACCTTGATCGCCGCAGGCTCTGGCGTTATGGACGAGTATTCGCAGATGGCTGAAAAAGCCGGTTATATTATGGACGAGAAGATGTTGGCGAGCGCTATGGCTCTTGACGATGAACTTCAAATCCAAAAGAACAATATGACCGCGCTGAAAAACACCATCGGCGCACAGTTCGCCCCCGAAATCACGGCGGCTCTTAAACTGTGGAATAATATGCTCGCAGGTATGACGAAATTCGCCGAAGAAAATCCTGTGATTGTAAAATCCCTTGTCGTTCTCGGTCTTGAACTTGCCACAATCGTAGGCATCTATGGCGGCTATGTTGCCATAAAGAAGACCGCTACCGCGCTTAAAGCAGTGAGCGCGGCTCTTACGGCGAAAGATGCCGCAGCTTCGACTGCTGATGCCGCGGCGAAAACAGCACAAGCGACAGCAACAACAGCGGCTACAGCGGCTCAAACAGGCTTAAATGCCGCTATGATGGCAAACCCGATAGGCTTAATTATTGGTGCAGTGGCTCTTTTGACAGTGGGTGTTGTGGCTCTCACAACGGCTATGAACAAAGAAGCCGACCAAGAAGAAAAGCTGACCGCCGTTACCAAGAAGCACAAAGCCGAGCGTGAACAGCTCAACGCCGAGTACGAAGAGGCGTGTGAGGTTTACGGCGAAACCTCCGAGGAAGCATCTCGTCTCCGTTACGAGATGGAGGAACTGGATGCGACTATTGAGCAAAGCGGTCAAACGGTAGAGGAATTTGTTGACGAATGCAACGAGCTTGCAGAAAGTTCCAAGCAGGCTATCGCAGACTACAAGGAAGCGACAGAGGAAATTCGCCAAAACGAACTAAGCGCTTTCGCTCTCATACAAAAGCTCAGCGACCTCGCAGCGCAGAATGAAAAAACTGCCGCCACCGAAGAAAAGATGAAGAACATCATCGCGGAGCTTAACGAGCAAATCCCCGACCTCGCTCTTTCCTACGAAGATCTTGCAGCTGATACCGAAAATTACGTAGCAGCTATGAAGGCTCTGGCTAAACAAAAAGCAGAGGACGACAGGCAGCAAGCGCGAATGGAGGAATACTCCAAAGCAATCACTCGGCAGTCTTCGCTCATTCAGCAGATTTCAGAATTGGAAGAAAATTTGCGTTTGGAGAGGGAGAGCGATAGTGAGTCTTGGGAAGCGGTTGATGCCTACAGCAAACAGCTTGCTGCGCTTCGGACTCAGCTAACCGAAACGAAAAATACAATCTCTACTATCGAGCGCGAATGGGAAGAATACGCCGAAACGATGGGCGACGGTGCGCTTTCTGCGGAGGAATTTGCAAAGCAAGAGCGCCTTGTTGCCGAAGCTGCAAATGCGGTTGCAACAGGCTATATGACCGCAGAACAAGCCGCAAAATACTACGGCGTTGATCTCTCCAAGGTTGAAGCCAAGACAGAAGAACTTGACTTCACGTCCTCGGCTCTTGCATCGGCTCTTAAAGCGGTACGCAACGGCTTTTTGACCGCAGAAGCGGCGGCAAAGGCTTACGGTGTAACCGTTGAGAGCATAGGTGCATACCGAAACATAACCGACATCACAAGCGAAATCAACGAACTGTCCGAAGCATATCACAACCTCTACCAAGAGGCAGAGGATAGCATCAAGGGACAGTATCGGCTGTGGGATAAAGCGGCCGAGGTTATTCCTGCTGATTTAGCAGAGATAACAACAGCTCTTGAAACACAGACTGCATATTGGCACGACTACAACACAGACTTGAAGAGTCTGAACGAAAGAGCCAAGGACATCGAAGGCCTTTCGGAGATGGTTGCTTCTTTTGCCGATGGTAGCGTGGAAAGCGTGAACATCGTCGCAGGCTTGGCACAGGCGAGCGACGAAGAAATACGCCAAATGGTCGAACAGTGGAAAGAACTCTCCGAAGAGGAAACTGCCGCAACCGAGACTCTTGTAGAGTCCAAGGATGAATACACCGACACAATCGAAGCTCTGAAACAACAGCTTGAACAGACCAT